GGCTCTTATCGAACGGATTGAGCGACTTGAGGAGGAAAAGGCTCAGACTGCCTCCGACATCCGCGACATCTATGCGGAGGGGAAGTCGGCCGGATTCGACACGAAGGCTCTGCGTACCATCGTCCGGCTCAGGGCTATGGACGCCGACGCTAGGCGCGAGCAGGAGGCCATCCTTGATACCTACAAGCATGCGCTTGGCATGCTGCTCTAATGAACCTGCAAGACTGGTATCCCTTTTTCATAGTCGAGTACCGGCGCGACACCTATCACCTGACCGCCGCGCAACACGGCATCTATCGTGCGCTCATCGACGAATACATGATCTCCCGGCGACCTCTACCGGATCATGATTTGTCGCTGGCCGGGATAGCCCGTGTTTCGGCGCAGGAGTGGTGCGAGCACGGTCAAGTCGTGCGTGCGTTCTTCCAGGCAAGAGACGGCAAGCTTTTCCACAAGCGCTGTGAGCAGGAACTGCATGCGCAACGCATGCGAGCCGCAAAGCGCAGTCACGACGCAAAAGAGGCTGCAACAGTTCGCTGGACAAAAGAGAAGCAAAAACAACGATCTACATGCGACCCGCATAGCGACCGCAATGCGAATGCAATGCGCCAAGATGCTACACTACATAACACTAAACGTACCCTTACTGCTTCAGTAGTTGGGGAAGGGCAGTTTGCGGCTAAGCGCCTTGCCGAAGCCGAAATGCTCGCCGCGCTTCAGGCGCCGAAGGTGGGCGAGAAGCCAATCGTTGCGTCTCCCGAGTTAATCAATTCCGTCCGCAAACGAGGAACCGCCTAATGGGGACTATAAACGTAATGCGGGGCGACGAGGTAACAATTGGGGATATTCACTTCGTCATGGGTGAAAACGCAAGTTTTAGCACTTTGGATGATGTTTTGGAGTTCTACGCGCATTCAAAAGAAGTGACATGGAAAGCGACGGTTTACCCGTTTATGTGGGGTATTTTTGGGGGCGCCGTCGAACGAAAAACTTACAAAGGGCGCGTTAGAATTAAAAATGAGGCCGCCTAATGGCTCGCAAGTCTCAGGCTGAGAGGGTGCATGACCGCACCGGGGCTGATCTGACGATCAATTCGAGAGTCGCGATTGCCATCGTCGATGACCCATATTCGGCCGCTGGTGAGAAAATCCGCGTTGTCCGCTCCATCCGTCACGATCCTCTCGCAGACATGCTCCAGCGCCGTCTAATCGACGATGCGCTCTATCTGGCGGGGAGGAAGTGGCAGGAGTTGGCCGAACGCTGCACGATTGGCGCGATCAGAGCCATCGACCCCGGCAAAGAAGCGGTAGACGGTGGGAAATTGCCTGAGGCTTTGACCGACTCTCAAATCAAAGCTTTCCGTGAACTAAATAGTGCGCACAAACGGCTTGGCGAATGGGGAAGCGCGCTGATGCGCGACTTGCTCGAAAACAACATGGCCATGAACAAGATGGCGGAAAAGTACGGGCTAATTACGGCGCGGCAAGCAAACTTCCTTTCATTGCGCATTCGAGAATGCCTCGAAGATTTGGCAAAGTTGTGGGCATTCGCGGGGTGAGCGGAAAATTGTTCTTGCCTTTGTCAAGCGAATCACCCCTATTTGATTACGCTGCGCCGAAACGCGCGGTGTTCCTCCCGAAAACTAGCGAGAGCCGCTTAGCCCGCCCGGCCCGAGCGGCTTTCGCATTTTGTGCGGACTAATGTTCGCCGTGAAACACATCGAATATCTCCGCGCACTATGCAGGGCCGCCATCCGACGCGGCGACATGCAACAGGCGATGTTCATTGTCGGGATAATCGTTATAACCCCCAACCAGCAGGCGCCATGCGCTAGCGGGAGGCAAGATGTCGAAAACTCAGGCGCTTGTTCGTTCAAATGGCTAACCCGAGAGGCCAACAGCGCGACAAACCGTTCCGCGACGCGCTCAGGCTTGAGGCCAAACTAGCCGAAGATGGCGAAGAGACGCCGGCACCGAAAGGATCGCTGCGCTGGATCGCCAGACAGTTGCTAGAAAGGGCCGGAGCGGAAACGGCTGCGGCTAAAGAGGTCGGGGATCGGCTGGACGGGAAACCAGCGCAAGCGATTGTCGGTGACGACGACGAGCCGCCGATAAACGTCATCACCCGTATTGAGTTGGTGGCAGGTGGCGACGGTCAGGGTTGAACTACCCCCGAAACTCGTTCCGGTGTTCACGGGCGAGGCGATGTACCGGGGAGCATACGGCGGGCGAGGTTCTGCTAAAACACGGTCCTTTGCCAAGATGGCTGCGGTGCGCGGGCTGATGTGTGCACAGGCCAAAGAGCCTGGGGTCATTCTCTGCGGTCGCGAGTTTATGAACTCGCTGGACGAAAGCTCGATGGCCGAGGTTAAGGCCGCTATCGAATCCGAGCCGTGGCTTCAGGCCAGCTACGATGTTGGCGAAAAGTATATCAGGACGCGGGATCGTCGCGTTGAGTTCGCCTTTATCGGACTGCGGCACAATCTCGACAGCATCAAGTCGAAAGCACGCATTCGACTGTTATGGGTGGATGAAGCCGAGCCGGTTTCCGAAACGGCATGGATGAAAGCTGTTCCGACAATCCGCGAGGAAGGCTCGGAAATTTGGGTTACATGGAACCCGGAGCGCAAGAAAAGCGCGACGCATAAGCGATTCAGGAAAAGCCCGCCGGACGGCGCGAAGATAGTTGAAATCAACTGGCGTGATAATCCGTGGTTTCCGGCCATCCTCAACCGGACAAGGCTTGAAGATCAGGCCAAGCGCCCCGAGCAATACGATCACGTTTGGGAAGGGGATTTTGTGAGCGTGGTCGAGGGCGCCTATTACGCGAAGCAACTCGCGGAGGCGAAAAGCGGCAATCCTCCGCGCATCGGGTTCGTTCCGCGCGATCCGCTGATGAGCGTCAAGCTGTTCTTCGATATCGGCGGGACCGGCGCGCGGGCCGATGCTGGCTCGATCTGGGCGGCGCAATTCATCGCTCAGAAAATCAACGTGCTCGATCATATGACGGCGCAGGGTCAACCGCTGTCCTACTATGTCGAGTGGTTGCGCGAAAAGAAGTTCAACAAGGGCGCAACGATCTATCTCCCGCATGACGGAGCGCAGGGCGACAAGGTCCATGCGACGTCATACGAAAGCGCTCTCCGCGACGCTGGGGCCAACGGTGAGTGGGATGTGATTGTCATCCCGAACCAAGGCACCGGCGCCGCAATGGCGCGTGTACAGACGGCGCGCCGCGTCCTTAACCGGGTGTTCTTCAACGAGGCGACGACCGCGGACGGTCGGGAAAGCCTCGGCTGGTACCACGAAAAGCGCTCCACCGATGAGCGTAACGTTGGCCTCGGTCCCGAACATGACTGGAGTTCGCACGATGCCGACGCGTTCACAGCGCGGCCGCCCGAGATGCTCGCGCGCCTCTACAGAGACGGCGGGCAGACGGCGACGCTGGGCTCGCCGCCGATACTGCTGCCGCTGGGTCGCGGAATAGGCGGGACGACGCTCGTCAACTCCGGCACGTGCTTTCGCACCCCCGCGCCTGTCCTCGACCGCTGGCGGCGCGAGTTCGGCGTCGACGTCGACGAGGACTCGCTCGCGCCCTGCTTCGAGCGCGTGGAGCGCTCGCTCTCAGTTGCGACGGTGACCCCAGAGCTGGCAGGAGCCAACGCGGCGGTCGCCCGGCGTGGCGCCGAGCGGCTGGGCTGGTCGCACGGCTATCTGCGGCGCAACGCGCGCGGCTGCGTGGGATCGGGCGTGTGCGTCTATGGCTGCCCCACCTCCGCCAAGCAGCACACCGGCATCACTTACGTCCCGCGCGCGCAGGCCGCGGGGGCGAGCGTCATCTCTGGCGCCGACGTGCGGGAGGTGGTCGTGGAGGGCGGCCGCGCGCGGGGCGTGCTTGTGCGCCTCGCCGGCGGGAGGCGCCTGCGGGTGAGCGCGCCGAACGTGATCCTCGCCTGCGGAACGGTCCATACGCCGCTGCTGCTCGAGCGCAGCCGCGTCCCGGATCCCTCTCGCCAGCGCGGCCGCAATCTGTCGCTGCATCCGGCGACGGCCGCCTTCGCGCTCATGGACGAGGTGGTCGACATGGCCCGCGGCGTCCCGCAGAGCTTCTACGTGGACGAGTTCGCGGGCGAGGGAATCATGCTCGAGACGGTCGCCGGCCCGCCGGGCTACGCAGCGATGTCGCTTCCGCTGGAGGGCGAGCG